GTAACAGCCACAGCACCCATCGTGGTGGGTAGCAAAACTGTATTTGCGTGGGCAAGTTCGTTGGCTAAATCAATAAACTTTAGTTTTTGGTCCAACTTGTCCAGTAGTGCAACGTCTTGTCTGTTGTATTCGATAAACGTTCGGAAGTCATTGTTATAAAGTTGATCGAGCGTACCTTCATACACAGTCTTCTTTTCACCAACTTCCATTTCACCGATGGCATCAAGTCTATAAGTGTGTCTTTCTTCATACGTATATTTACGATACAATTCCAAACTATCTAAATGCTGTCTGCCTATTAGGTCATAGGTTTCCTGCTCTCTTCCGTACTTTTCAAACTTACGTTTTTTAGGATATTGATCCCACAAACAAAAACGTCTTGTATCTTCTTTTGAAAGTACCCTTGTAATTCTGTTTACAGTGTAAGGAATATCATAACCTTCGCTGTTCCAACCTGATAAAATATCTGCGTCTTTAATTAAGTCCAAAAACGTGTCAAGCATTTCTGCTTCACTTTCAAACAAGTATGTATTAGGAAAATCTTTACATTCTTCCTTTGCTTGTTCCATTGTAAGTGTTTTAGGCGGAAGTGCTAGTGTAATAAGACTGTCGAGCCATTGTAAATGTACAGTAATTGCAGTAATTGCAGTAAAAGGATCTTCAGGTGAACTATACCCACGTTCTGGGTCAAAGTCAACTTCAATATCAAAAAATGCAACGTTTAGGTTTGGAGCATCTTGTCCAAGATAATTTTCTTCAAGTAATCTGTATACAGGATTAATGTCTGCTTCGTATAATCCGCGATGTTTGTTAATCTTTTGTTCTTTGAGAAAGTCTTTCCAACTCTTACAAACAACACGACTTACGCTATCACCAAAAGTACTTTTTTGCTTACCTTTAGCATCGCCATAATAGAATACATACCTTGCGGGGAATTCGCGAAACTCTCTTTCGCCTTTTTTGTTTCTCTCTACGACCTTGATTATGTCTTTATCACGATCCCAGAGTGCGTCTACGTAACTCAAATGTTTCTCCTATACATACCACTTGCGGCTGGCAAATACCAATTATGTCGTTTATGGCCGACTGACCTTCTTCAACATTATTTACTATTATACGTTCTGTGCCTAAAAAAATCAAGCCTTAATTTATCTTTTACCACCAATTTGCCGCCACACCAAATCCAAATACATTTACACATGCAAAGTATCCAGTTAGCAACATGATCCAAGCGGCACCTCTACGCCAACTTGCATACACTTGTGTAATACTTCCTACAAAGAATCCAGGATAAACAACAAGCATATTAGGATCTCGTGCATTAAACGCCAGCGTCATACTTGCTCCAACAGTAAAGATAAAACTAACAAGTTCAAATGAAAATGCTATTTTATCACTCTTGTAAGAGTTTATCCAAAAGTCTTTTACTTTTTGCAAAATTAAACTTTGTCCTTGCCTGTAGTAACAATGATGTTTTCTAAATCTTCAAATTCATCAACTGCTTTATGCCATTCGCCTTTTTGTGCTATTTTAATTGCCTTATTAATTAATGATGGTTTAATATCTAATTCTTCTGATACTGCTTTTACAGTATCACGTAATCCTTCTTGTAGGTCCTGTACTTCTGTTAGTACAGTTACACCTTCGTTTACAATTTGGACTAGTTTGGCTTTTTCTTCTGCGCCAAAAGTTCTATCACTCATTTAAGTCTCCTTTTAGTTTGTTATGGAGCGACCAAAGCCGCTCCGATAAATTATGCGCCTTTGTAAGCGTCTAGTGTTTTTTGGAATTTACCTGCGTGTGATTTTTCTGCTTTGGCTAATGTTTCAAACCAATCAGCAATCTCTTCAAATCCTTCTTCTCTGGCTGTTCTAGCCATACCAGGATACATGTCTGTATACTCATGTGTTTCTCCATGTATAGCAGATTTAAGATTCGCTTCAGTTTCTCCCATTGGTTCACCAGTCGCTGGATCTCCAACTTCTTCCAAATATTCCAAATGTCCGTGTGCGTGTCCTGTCTCACCTTCAGCAGTTGATCTAAACACTTGTGCAACATCTGGAGCACCTTCTATATCAGCCTTTTGAGCAAAATATAGGTATCTTCTGTTGGCTTGTGATTCGCCAGCAAAAGCCGCCTTAAGGTTATCGGCTGTTTTTGAACCTGTCAATGACATAGTTTCTCCTTGTTAGTGATCTTATTATATATAGATTTATGCTAAATGTCAAGAACTTTAAACGGAATTGGCACCGATTTATCTAGACAAGTAAACCAAACGTTATTTGGACCAATATGATGATCGTTTGGTAACAGTTCATTTACTGCTTGATTAACACCTGGAAAATCCATATCGTGTCCGCAAAGCCATCCGTTTGATTTCAATTTCGGAGTATAGTATTCTATGTCACATTTTACACTATTGTAATCGTGACTTGCGTCAATAAAAACAAAATCTAATATTCCGTTAGGTATATCTTCATGAACATTATGACTATGTCCTTCTATTGCTTTTAATCTAGGACCATATTTTAGAATTGCTTTATCTTTGTAAAATAGTTTGATATCATAATCAATAGCATACATTTTCAAATTAGGAAAAGCATCTAACAAATAAAAAGTTGTTCTTCCATTGCGTACACCTACTTCACAACCCATTGTTGGGTTGAATTTTTTTAATAGATCTGCTAAAAAATTATCTCTACGATTAGGACCGTTGTATTCTATTGTTCTTTTGATTTTAATTTTATCTTTTGCCATGCTTCTTCAAATCCGTCTTCATGTATGTACGATTCTTCGTTATACCATACTCTTTTAAAATATGAATCATAACTGTCTAGTATGCATTCATGTGTTGTGTTTAAATGTCCTTTGACTAGCCAAAATAGTCTATAAGCCTCTTTGACGTCTACATTACTCAATCTTTTAAGCCTTCACCTTTATCTTTATATGCCCATTCGTCTGTGTGTCCAACGCTCCACTTGGGATTGTTTTCAACTGTGTAATTCTGTGTGCAGACTTTAAAGTCTGGTGTTTTTCTTTCTGAAGGAATTAAACTTTGATCTGTAAACACAACTCTGTTATTTGGCTGTGCCGCAAACTGTCCGTTATCAAGTTTTAAAATATTAAATGTTTTGTGTTCTGGATCGTATTCACTAAAGTTAGTATCAAGTGTTGAACTTTGTGCGTGGCAAGTATCAAGTGTAAACAAGTATTCTCCTTTGTGCATTTTGCGATCCTTACCAAAGAATTCACAATCACAAAGCATAGGTTTTTTAATCACTGTAATGTCGTAGTCAAAACAGTCCCATATCTGAAGTGTGTCTAGTGGAAGTTGATTGTCTTTATCGTAATCTTGTTTCCATACAAATGCTGATATAGGTAACTTATCATATAAGGCACCGTATTCAACCAGTAAGGTTTCAAAGTAAAGTGCTTTGCTTTGTATGCTTCTAATACTAATCCACATACCAGGAGTAAGTTCTCCGTGACCTTTTTGATGATCATATAGATATTCTTTTTTAACGAATACTTCAATAGGTGGTAGGTTGTGTACTAGAAAAGCCATAGTAACCCTTTTGTTTATTAACTACTACTATTTAGTTTTTTTGGGTGTAACTTGTTTAGATCTATGTAGTTTTGCGTGTGGAACTTTCAAGTTCTTTTTGCCGTATATATTACCTATCTTGTGTGTATACGACATATGTGCCGGATCTAATCCATAAAAATAATCTGTTACTTCACGGATTTTCATTGTATTACTTTACGTAATTGTAATTGGTTTTGCTAGGTTCAGCAATAGGACGAGCCATAGTATCAAACTTATCATTAGGATTTTGCAAGGGTCCTGGACCATCTACTTCAACATTATCAGGCCCAGCCAAAGGTAAGTGTTCTTGATTCTTTTGTAAAAATCTTTCTAATGCATCAATAGTATTTTTTAAATCACGTTCTTCGGTTGGTTTAGCAGACATACCCTGCATGCCTTTGAGCATTGGTATCATCATTTTAACTAGTTTATTCATTTGCTGAACCGGACC